TCCAGAACCAAACAACGTATGGGTACCAATAGAACCTTATTAAAATTATGGCATTTTCAGGAGATTTAAAATTAGAAATTATAGCAACCGGTGAGAAAGCTGGTCTATGGGGAACTATAACTAACGACAACTTAAAAATTTTAGAGCTAGCCTCTACTGGCTATTTTACAACTAATCAATTAGCAACCGGCAATCTAGTATTAAACCTAGCTGATGGATCTTCTTTAGGTGCTACAACAGCAACAGGTAAAAATTTAATGATAGAAGTAACAGGTACGCTGACCGCGAATCGTGTTATTACTATGCCAACAGGTGCTGAAAGAATCTTTATAATTAAAGATTCAACAGTAAGATCAAATTCTAATTATACTATTGGTGTACAAAATGTAGGTGGATCGGGGACAGGAATAGTATCTTTACCTGCAGGATCATCTACAGCTTATTATACAGATGGTACAAGTGCTAACTCTATGAAATTGTTAGGCACTTTAAATGCAGGGTTTTATAATGTAGTAGGTGGAACTAATAGTCCTTACACTGCAATTGCAGGAGATACACTTTTTGTAAGTACATCCGCACAAGCAGCTGAAGTAGTATTACCAGCATCTCCATCTCAAGGAGATACAATTACAATCATAGATAGTTCTGCAGCCGGTGGTTTTGCAACAAACAATTGTGTAATTAATAGAAATGGTAATCCCATTAATACTGACAACACACAAAACGTAACACTATCTACTAACAATCAATCTCTTACTCTAATTTATACTAACGCTACTAGAGGTTGGATATTTAAATCAACGAATCAATAGGGGCAACTAGATGCTCACTCAAATTAAATTTGCTCCTGGAATAGACAAGCAAGACACTAGTGTTGGAGCAACAGGTAGATGGGTAGATTCTGATTTAACTAGATTTAGATATGGCCTTCCAGAAAAAATAGGTGGTTGGGCTTCTTTACTTACCGATACAATTCAAGGTGTAGCAAGAGGACAGTTTTCTTTTGTAGATAAAACAGGTAACCGTTATGTTGCAATTGGTACAGATAAATTTTTACTTATATATTTTGAAGGACAGTTATTTGATATAACTCCTTTCGTAGATGACAATGCTGGTGTACAAACTACTTTTGTATCTACTCTTGCAACAGATAGTACAACTGCTAAAACTTGTACCGTAACAACTGCAACTCCTCATGGTTTAATTGATGGAGACATGGTTGTATTTGATAATGTAGCGTTAGCTACAGCTTTAACTAATGCAGGTTTAACTAATGCAGAATTTGAAGACAAACTTTATCAAGTTTTAACAGTACCTACTTCTACAACTTTTACTATTCAATCAGTTAATCAAGCAAATGCAGTGGTTGCAACAACTACATTTGGAACTACACAACCTTATGTATCTATTGGACCATCAGAACAAACTTATGGTTATGGTTTTGGAGCAGGAGCATGGGGCGGAACAGTAACAGGTGCTGTACAAAATGATTTAGATGGAGCATTGGCTGCAGACACAAATGGTAACAATGGTTCAGCAACACAAATTAGATTAACATCATCAACAGGATTTCCAACATCAGGTACTATAGCTATAGGTAATGAATTAATAACTTATACAGGTGTAGCTGGTAATGAATTAACTGGAATTACTAGAGGAACTAATGGAACGTCATCAGCAATTCATTCTGATGGAGCTATAGTTACTAATGCAACTAATTATAATGGTTGGGGTTCTGCAGTTAATGCTGGAACAATTGTACTAGAACCTGGTTTATGGTCTTTTAGTAACTGGGGTGATGTATTAATTGCATCAATTGCAAATGGTAAAACTTATACATGGGATGCATCTACTACAGCAAGATTTACAACAAGAGCATCAAGAAGAACTTTATCTCCAGGGTCAAGCACTATACAAAATTCTGAATACTACACTGCACTTGGTACATTAGATGCAACAAATACTTTAGGAGGTCAAGTTGATGAAGCAGTAGGTAATCCTACAGCATCAAGAGCAACACTAGTATCTCCTACAACTAGACACTTAATTCATTTAGGTACAGAAACAACTATTGGTGATCCTACAACACAAGACGATATGTTTATTGCATTCTCAAATGCAGAACAATTAAACCAATACACACCTCTAGCAACTAACGCTGCGGGTACACAAAGATTACAAGATGGTACAAAGATTATGGGAGCGTTGATTGCTAAAGAAAATATTTTGATATGGACTGACAATGCTTTGTATACAATGAAATTTGTTGGTGCACCTTTTACATTTGGTTTTGAACAAGTTGGTACTAACTGTGGATTAATAGGTAAGAATGCAGCTGTTGAAATTGATGGTGTTGCTTACTGGATGTCTAACAATGGTTTCTTTGCATTTGATGGTACCGTAAACTCACTACCATGTAGTGTAGAAGATTATGTATTTGATGATGTAGATACAACTAAAGGTCAACAAATTTGTGCAGGATTAAATAATTTATTTACAGAAGTTACTTGGTGGTATCCATCACAAGGATCAGATTTTAATAATAGATCAGTTGCTTATAATTATGGTGAAGCAAAACAACCACCACTAGGTACATGGTATACAAATACTAATACTAATTTTAATAGAACTACTTGGATGGATACACTTATCTATCCTCAACCTTATGCAACATCTTATAATGATACAGGTACAGGCACTTTTCCTGCAGTAATAGGTCAAACTGGATTAGGTAATACTACATACTTTGCACACGAATCGGGGACCGATCAAACAAATCCTGATGGTAGTACGACTGCATTAACATCTTTTATACAGTCTTTTAGTTTTTCTTTACAACCAGATCAGAGTGAAGTATTTCTAGCTATGAGAAGATTTTTACCTAACTTCAAAGTGTTAGCAGGAAATAATCAGATAACTATTTCAGTTAAAGATTTCCCAGCACAAGATGATACTCAAACTACATTAAGTCCTTTCACTGTAAACTCATCAACAACTAAAGTTGACACACGTGCTAGAGGCAGATACGCAAATTTAAAACTAGCTAACACAGCAGCTGGTGAGTCTTGGAGATTTGGTACATTTCAAGTAGATATACAACCCGATGGAAGGAGAGGATAATGACAAAAATTGTAGTAAGATTACCTGAACCTAGAAAAGAATACAGTGAAGATAATCAAAGACAAATAAATAGATCAATAGCTTTGATTGTAGAACAATTAAATGCTACATACCTAACACAATTAAAAGAAGATTCAGAAAGGTTCACTTGGTTTAATGGCTAATATATATAAAAAAGTAAATACAGATTTAATAACTAACACTCAAAAAGATGTGTACACAGTTCCAGGCAATACTAGAGCTTTAGTAAAATCTATTCATATTTATAATGAAGGTGCAGGAGATGCTTTAGTTACAATTAAAATTAATTCAAACAGTGTAGATTATTTTTATAGTAAAAAAACTATAGCTGCAGATGCTACTCATGAATTTGTTGTTAATATATTAGTCTTACAAGAGAATGATAAGTTAAAAATGTTATCAGATATTACAGGACCAGACATAACAATTAGCTTATTAGAAACAAACAGAGAGGATTTATAATGGCTTTTAAAGAACAAGAGAGTAAATTTAGTCATCAGATTATTGACGGCAATAAAGTACCAGTAATTACACCCGAAGTATGGGCTACAGTTACTAATACTGTAACAGGTAAAGAGTATGGGTCTGATGCAGAAGCAACAGCTGATGTAGAAAACCCAGCAACAGAGACTAAAAGAGAAGACATCAAGAGAGATGTCAAGATAATAGTTAAGAATTTGCCACTTGGCGCTGAAAGTAAATAGCGTTGACTAGACAGGAAAACTCTAGTAAATTGTGGTACAATCGCATATATACAAGTCTTGCAAACTTGCTTTTCAACAATATAATATAAAGAAACTATGGGCGTATTATCAAAAATAAACAGAGCACGTAAAAAAATACAGAAAAAAATTACTGGTGGAGCTTCTAAAGTATTAGATAAATTAGTACCTAATGAGTTAAAACCTTTATTACCTTATGCTGCAGCGTTCATGCCTTATATGTTAGGCCCAGCAGCCGGTATGGGAGGAAGTCAAGGTATAATGGCTTTGTTAAGAAGAGGTTTACTGACAGGTGCATTACCAAATGCCGTAGCTCAATTAGCACAAGAAGGTAATGAGGGAGAATTAAATCCTTTATCTTTAGCAATGGCAACTGGTTCAGGTATATTTTCAGGAAAAGGTGCTGGAGATATGTTTAGAGGAGCAATGAATCCAGGTGTAGCAGCAACAGGAACTCCTGTAGCAGGAGGACAATTTTCTAATGCATTACAAGGTGGATTTGACACATCAGGATTAACAGGATTAGATAAAGCTAAAAACTTTATGTTAAAAGGTGGAGCAAAATTAGCAGATACTGCAGCAGGCGCTAGTAAAATTTTAAGAGATCCATTTGCAAAAAATACATCATTATTAGACGTAGCAAAAGTAGGAGCAGTTCCTTTTTCACAAGCAACAGGTGATTTAGCTTACGCACAAGGTGTAAAACAATTAAAAGATTTTAACGCAGCAGAAGCTGCTGAACAAGTAGCAACAGCTGCAGCACAAGCTGGATTTGATCAAAGTTATATTGATGCGATTACAAGTTCTATGGGTGACTATGGATATAACCAAGCAGATATAGATGAAATTATAAACATGTATGGTTTTGCTAATGGTGGTAGAGTAGGATTTGCTATGGGTGGTGGAGATTTTAGCGAACCAGATTTTATTTCAATGAGAGAAGTTGTAGAAAATGTAGGTAATGATGAAATGATGGAAGGTATTATGTCTTCTGAACAAGCTTTTAATATGGGTGGCAGTGTATTACCTCAAGGTATGGAAATGGATTATAGAGGTGGTGGTATGATACCCATGGGATCTAAAGAAAGAGCTGACGACGTACCAGCAAGAGTAAGTAAAAATGAATTTGTAATGACTGCCGATGCGGTGAGAGCTGCAGGTGGTGGTAGTGTAAATAAAGGAGCACAAAAAATGTATCAATTAATGAATAACCTAGAGGCAAGGTCTTAATGGCTGATGTAACAGAAACAAGGCAACTCTATGACCCGCAGTTAACGGGTTCAAGAACAGCATTATTATCTAGTGTAGATAAATTAGGAGCAGGTTTAGCAGGGCAATTAGCAAACTATCAAGGTTTAGATGTATCACAATTTGCACCAAAAATTGCAGGGCAAACTGCATTACAACAAGGTTTAGCTGCACAAGCTCAAGGTTTAGGAAGTTTAGTGGGTACAGGAGCGGGGACCGGTGAAGGTTCTATTGCTTCTTACATGTCACCATATCAACAACAAGTTATGGATGCTTCACTTGCAGAGTTTGATAGAAACGCTGCAATGCAAAATGTAAAATTAAGAGATGCTGCAATTTCACGTGGCGCCTATGGTGGAGGTAGAGAAGGTGTTATGGCTGCAGAGGCTGCAAGAGGCCAAAACATGGACAGAGCAACTCTTCAAGCACAATTATTAAATCAAGGATTTCAACAAGCACAGACTGCTAGAGCAGCAGATCTTCAAGCTCAACAAGGTTTAGGTGCTTATCAACAACAAGTTGGTCAAGCTAATCAAGGATACCAACAAGCAATTCTAGATGCTAATCAAGTAGCAGCTAGAGAACAACAGTATTCACCGTTTACACAGATAGGTTTAATTGGACAACAGTTATCACAGATGACTCCAGGAACTTATCCAATAACAACGACAACATCTACACCACCAGCGTCAGCACCCGTTAGTCCACTATCTCAATTCATTGGTGGAGCAAGTGCAATTGGTGGTACACTTGGAAAACTATTAGGATAATAATGAGTAGAATATTAAGACGACCAATGTTTAGAGGTGGTAAAGTTTCTAGTTATGGAAACGGTATCGCTAGCGGTTTAGCTAATGGTGGTATGCCTGGTAAAAGAGGTTTGGTTACTGGTCCAGGAGGATATGCAGGAGAATTATTTGGTGGGAAAATAAATGCTAATGTACCTCAAGCACAATATACAGGTGGAGCAACAAATACAGGTGGTAATATTCTT